ACGATTTAAATACTCTGCTGGCCATACATCTGTTAAAAACTTTTTAGTTTCAGGACATTTATCTGCTACCCAAGTCCAATCTAATTCTTTAATAGAGTCTTTTCTATCTCCATAGCTATCAAGACTTTGTGTATCTTCATTTAATCCGTGTAGTGTTAAACTTTTCCACCCTTTACCATATTCTTCTCTATGTTCATGAAATGAATCAAGTAAATTTTCAGCTTCAATATACATACCTTTCCAAGGTTGGTTATCTAAAGCACTTAAACGGAAATAAGGCCACTCACTTTCCATAACAATCCATTTAGGATCAAACTGTTCTGGATACTTTTGAGCTTTTATTTCACCGTTTGTATCATGAAATTGGTGTAGTTCTTGCATACGTATATTTACCGAGCCAGGCTAGTTAAATACTCGGTTAATGGCCGGTAAATACAGTATGCCATTCTTACAAGTAAAGGACATAGATACTGTAACAGTAGATTTCACTAGCCATTGTAATGCTATGTGTGGTAATTGTAGCAGGAACATAGGAGGTACTAAAGTAAACCCTAGTATGCCTCTTGAACATATGAGACCTAACACGTGGAAAAGGTTATTTACAGAAGAAGTTTGTAATAATATAAACAAGATTGTTTTAAATGGAGCATACGGAGATCCGTTACGTAATCCATATATTTTTGAATGTATTAATTATTTAAAAAATTATAAAATGCCTGAAATTAATATACATACAAACGGAGGCATGAATGGACCTAAATTTTTTGCGGAACTGGCAGAGTGTTTAAAACCTTTTCCTTTCCCAACTCATGTAGTGTTTAGTATTGATGGGTTAGAAGATACAAATCATTTGTACAGAAGAAATGTACAATGGCATAAGGTCATGGAAAACGCACAGGCATTTATAGACGCAGGTGGATTAGCACGTTGGCGTATGTTAGTATTCAAACATAATGCACACCAATTAGAAGAGTGTGAAGAATTAAGTAAAAAGATGGGCTTTGGAAAGTTTGATATTAATGGCGGTTATAGTTTTAGTGCATTAGATAGTGTAGTTAGTGAAGCAGTAGAAAAATTTAAAGCAAGTAAGAAGGATACTGCACGTACTATTACATACGACGATAAACATTTAGATAATGTAGAACGTATGAAAGGTTTAGTTGAAAAAGGATTTGAGAATAGCACTATTAAATGTCAGTGGCAAATAAAGAATAAAGTACAAGTTAGTCATATGGGAGAAGTATTTCCTTGCTGTCATACACTAGCTGATAGGTATCCTAAAGATGTTGACAGCATATATTCAAAAGAAGTAAACACTATTAAGTGGTTAAATGTAAACGATATGCCGTTAGTTGATATATTAGAAAGTAATACATTAACAGATCCGGCTAATAAAAGATTTAAATTATGTGAGGTAACCTGCGGTGAAGTGTAAGTATTTAGAACATCAAATTTGTACAAGATCAGACGGTCAATATCGTTTGTGTTGTACTAGCTTTGAAAAAGATAACAAAGAAACCATATACACTCATACACCACAACAATGGCACGATAGTGATTTCCATAGAGGTGTGCGTGAACAATTAGATCGTAATGAATGGCCTGATGCTTGTATTAAATGTCAAGAAGCAGAAGAAAAAGGTTTAGAGAGTATGCGTACTAAAGTTAAAGAAGATGGTACTAGATACGTTAGAAATCACTTTGGTCCAGGACTTTCGCATTGGGATCTTCGCTTTGGTAACAGTTGTAACTTAAAATGTATTAGTTGTTTCCATTTATCTAGTAGTAGTTTAGCCGAAGAGGCTATTGCTATGCAGAAAGCAGGAGTGCAACCACTTCATATGCCTTTATTAGATGAGCCTAACTTTAATTGGGTTACTGAAGAAACATTAAAACACTTTGAAAACTTGCCTGATATGAAAGAAGTTTACTTAACAGGTGGCGAACCTATGATGGTTAAACACTTACCTGGCTTTTTAGATAGACTAGATCCTACTGTATGTGTAAGATTTAATACTAATGGAACATTATGGAACCCCAAAGTATCAAAGATATTAAAAAAGTTCCGTACAGTAATTATGAGCATGAGTATTGATGCAGTAGATCATAAAATAGATTATATTAGACACGGAAGTGATTGGGATATTATATCAGAAAATACACAAAGGTATGCAGAGTTTTGTACTGTAGATGTTACTCCAACTACTAGTGTATTAAATGCAATATATGATGACGAAATAAGAGAGTATTGTGCAAAGAATCGTTTTAAAATTTATGATAACTTACTAATAACTCCTTATTGGTTACACGTAAGAAATGCACCTGACGAATTAAAGAAACGTTTTACAGGAAACATAGCCAAGTGGGCTGACGTTGATGCTGACCCTGAATGGCAAGATAAGTTTAGAGAATATATAACAAAATTAGATAACTGGAGAGGTATGCATATTAAAGATTACCTACCAGAGGTAGCAAAAGCCTATGGACTTGATTAAGAAAAATATAGAAAAGAAACGTGAAGTTTATAAACTTGAAGATAGATATCGTAAAGTTTGGTATGATATTGATTTAGATAGATTAGAAGAACACGTTACTATATTAAATGAAGTTATTCCTGGTTATGTTTTAGACTATGGTAAAACTGAAAACAGTATGTACATAGACTATCACATTGTTCCTGGTACACCTGCCAATGAGTTTGCACATACTCCGCAGTTCATTAAAAGGATACACGACTTTTGTGTAGAAACATTAGATCAAACAATGCCTTATGCACACTACGATTGGGTGTTAAGTAATATTATGATAGATGGCGAGAATACATACTTTGTTGATTGGGATAACATAGGAATTTATTCGCCAGAAGAAATTAAAACAAAGTTAGAAGCAGATTTAAAATCAGCTTTTGGAGGAGCATATGACCCCACAAGCATTTAGCTATCCAATAGTAGCAAACAATGGAATGATTTATATTCCGCCATTTGGCTTAACAGAGTCTATTGACTATATGTTAAAGTTTAATCCTAAAGACGAAACGTTTACAAGAATTAAGTTAGACGTTAGCGATTGTACAGAAAAATGGATATGGGGAACTGCTTGGAGAAACAAAATTATTGTACTACCTTACAACGAAGATAATATTCTTATTATAGATACAGACGATGATAGTGTAGAGTATAGTGAAGTAGAAAAAGGAAAAGGAAAATATATACAAGGTCACATACACGGAGATAATTTATTTGCTTTACCTTATGGTGAACACGAACCATATGACTACGTATTAAATTTAGCTTTACCTTATATGTATCCAGACCAAGAAAAATTAAAGTTACCTACTAACGATTGTAAGAAGTGGCATACTACACAAATAATAGATGGAATTATATATGGGTTACCTAGAGGTGAAAGTTTAGATAATAGCTTTAATTATAGAATAGAATTTGATTGTAGTAATGAAGAATATGAATTAACAGATATGCTACCTGAATGGGAAGACTATGAACACGATGGCTTTAATAATAAAAAGTATACTACAATGGCTAAGGTTGGCAATAGATTATATGCTCCGCCTTATAGTGAAAACCCTAACTTTGACGTATTAACTAAATTTGTTGATGGCAAATGGATTACTGAACGTACAGGTATTAAAGGAACAAGCAGAACATACTTTGCTCATAGTGTTGCAAGTAATGGTAAAATATTTTGCCCTCCAGCAGGACACGAAGAAACGTGGAGTGAAATGTTAGTTATAGACCCTTCAGCAGATAACGGTCATGATACATATTGGCACACAATTAATTTAGGTATAGGAAAAGAAAGTAAAAAATTCTTTGCAGGTGTTGAAAACAGTAAAGGATATCTTTACTTTATGCCAAGAGGTGGTTGCGTATGCGAACCTGAAAGTACTTGGAAAAGTCAAGGTGACTTAACAGAAATACTTAAACTAGATATTAGAACAGAAGAGTTTACTACAATAGATGTAAGCAAATTATTTAAAGATGATACAAGTATTGAAAAATATAATAAGTGCGTAATTTTAGATGACGTAATATATGCTTTCCCTTACGGACAATCTGCAGACTTTCATAAACTTTTAATATTTGATACTCTTACGGAGAAAGCAAGGACAGTGGATTTAAGAGATGTATAAAGCATTTGAAGATCATTATAGAGAACTAGACATTAAGCATTTGTTATTAGCAGAGCATGATGGTGAGTTAATATCTCCACCCTTTGCAACTGAACTTTGTAAAGATTATAGTAAGGTGGCGGTTTTTGGGAATTCTGTTTCCTATATAGATTTAGATTTACCTCCTGTTACAAGTAAAATTAATGCTACTGCAAGAGTTAATGGTAGCACTTGGTTAATTCCATATGGCTATTGGGACGAGTTTAGAACAGTAGTAGAGTTAAAAGGTACTACACCTATATACCATACACTAGACAAAGGTGGTATGGGACAATTTTATGGTTGTGCTTCTAACGGAACTACTGCTTGTAGTTTTCCTTTAGGAACTTCTAACACATCTTTTTTACTATACATTGATGAAAAAGGATTGCATACACAAGACTTTGATGCTGAAATGAGAAAGAGTCATATGGGTACTGCATACTGTAATGGAAGATATTGGAGTATGCCTAGAGGTGACTTTAGAAACTATAATGTATTAGTAAGTTATGACGGCAAAGATATAGTAAAGTATCCTATACCTGTTGACCATACTTTAAGTAGAAAGTTTACAGATTTAATTCCAGTAGGAGATACGTTATACAGTTTGCCTTATGGTGAAACAGCAGGACTTACTCAAGTTGTAGAATTTAATACAGAATACAATAGTGTATCTACACACGAACTAAACGTTCCAGACTTTGCTAAAAAATATAATGCTCAAGTTTTAGTTGACGAAACTATTATTGGTGTACCATATGGTGACGGAGATGACTTTGAAAGTAAGTACGGTGTTGTATTTGATACAGTAACAAAACAAAGTAGACCTTTTGATATTGAAATAGGCTACGGTGGCAAGTATAGATTTAAATGCGGTATTGCATATAAAGGCAGAGCAATATTTTTGCCTAGTGGAACTCCTGGCTTACCTATTATAAGTGTAGCAACAGATGGTACGTTTCATGCAACAAAAACGGACAACTCAAAGTTGTTTGGAAGACCTATTATATATAAAGAAAAACTTTATACCTTGGTTTTCAACACAATTGATAACAGCCATTCTTTGGTTGAAATAGACGAATGGTTAAGGGTAAATGAGGTTACCAAAATATGAAATGTTTAGCCCCATGGCACAGCATTTTGGTACGTTTTAATGGTGATATTGTACCAGACGGAGTGTACAAAAATCGCTATGGTAACGTGCTTAAATCGTCTTTAAATGACGTCTTAGACAGCTTTACAGCGTCATACACTAAAGATTCTTTGCGTATGGGTCAACTACCACCCGAGTGCGAACAATGTGCTTTAAAAGAAGGTTCTGTAGGTCATAGTAGACGTTTATTCTTCCGTGATATACTTAATCCAATGGTTGAAAATTTGGATTATGACTACTCAAAAAACTTCACAGATATAATGTTTTTGGAGTTTAATATGAGTAATATTTGTAACTTAAAATGCCGTATGTGTAATGGTATAAGTTCAAGTGCTTGGGTTAAAGAAGAAAAGAAATTGGCATCAATATCAGCTGATTATCAACGTCCTGTAGAACATCCTGAGTTTGGTTATACAAATAAAAGTGAAGAAATTGTTGCTAGACTTTTTGAAGATCCAACACCATTTAAGAACTTACGTTACCTAAGTATTAAAGGTGGCGAACCTTATATGGAACCTGCTAATAAAATTATACTTAAGAAATTTATTGATTTAGGTATTGCTAAAAACGTTACTATCGATTGGACTACTAATGGAACTATGGTAGATGAAGAAGTTGCCGACTTGGCAAAACAATACGGTCATACTAAATGGACAGTAAGTTTAGAAGGTACTGACGGACTTTATGAATACATTAGAGGCGGTAAGAACTTTAGCTTTGAACAACTTAATACCAACTTACAACAATATGACTTTGATAGAATAATAATTGCTGTAACTGTAATGACATACAATATTGCACACTTACACGAAATACAAAAATGGTTTGATAAAAATAAAAAGAGTAACTGGTCAATTTACTTTAACAATGTAGTGGCTACTCCGGCTTACTTAAATCCAAGAGTTTTACCTAATGATATTTTACAAGATATCAATCCTAAATTAAAAAATATAAATTATACAAATAACGGAAGTAACTTATTAGATACTTTTGTAAATTATACAAAAGATTTAGATAAAATTAGAAACGACAATGTATTAGATCATTGTCCTGAGCTTACTAGGCTTTTTGTATAGGATCCATACACACGTAATGAATGTTTATGTGTTGTGGTTGATCTATTAACCACTTAACATATTTTCCAGCTTCTAATAAACTAATTTTATTTTTGCCGTCTTCACGTGCTTGTTGACTTTGACTGTTTAGTTGACCAAATGCTATGTTAGTAACTCTTATATCACTATTACCCCAACAAGAGTCTTGACTCATCTTTTTACTCATGCCGTCTAGCATTAATTTGTTTTCTTTATAATTTTTAGGACTATATCCGCCTTCCCAATAAACACTTGTACTACTAATGTTTATAATATGTCCTTTTTCAAACTGATTATAAACTGCTTCTAGTATTTTATACTGTTGTCCATCAGGTCCATAAAGACTGTTTACAAATACATCATAATCTTTTGCATAGTTGGCGACTTTTTGTGCATCGTTCATATCCCAACCGTTATGACGTCCTATAAACTCTACCATATTACGATTGTAGGCTTCCCATATACCTTTGCATAATCCTTCATAATTAGGATTACCTGTAATTAAAATTTTCATGAAAAGTCCATTCTCCAAGGTAACATTGTATAACCCATTGGTGATAGAACGTATGTTTCGGTACAGTAAAGTATAACTAATGCAAATATACTTTTAGCCCACCAAGGCCATTTTTTTACTCTGCTTAATAGTGGTCCTAATATCCATTCTAGTAATCTACTATATGCTGACCAAAAACGATCACTAATACTATAAGGAGGAGTTTTTAATATTATAAGACCAAATGCTATCCACCATACCCAAGTTGGGTGTTCTTCACTTACTCCATATCCAAACATAAAAGGCAATACTAATGCTGTTAGATATAATCCTATATATTTTCTTAAATGCTTAACCATAATATTTGTCGTTTCCTTTGTGCCAACCTATATCTTGTATTGCGTCTGGCTGTGAACACTTTGGACATACCCACCATTCTTCTATGTTGTCATTGGTATTTAACTCTTGTGCTACTCCTCGCCAACCACAATGGCCGCATAACCAATTCCATATTTGATTCATGCCTTCTGCTAATGCTACGTTGTCGTCCATTCCTCTTGTTCCTTCCTTATGTAGATGTCGCTTAAACAACTACAAATTTCTTTGCCACAAGTTATAGGTTCTGTTGGTAACTTGTATCTTTCTAAATTTCCTAAAGGTCCACCAAACTGGCAATCTGCTCGATACATATTTCCCCACATATCTATATTAACACCATCTAAGCCAGCCCAACATTTCCAACCTCTAAACTTATTTTTTTCATCTAAGATTAATTGATTAGCATCAACTTCTTGATTCTCTTTAAACCAATCACTAAATTGTATTTCCATTGAACCTCTGTGTAAGTCTTTATCGTTAATCTTTCTAGTAAAAGGCCAATTTTTTATTAAGTCTTTTTGCTTTGGTGTATATGCAACTACTTCGTTTGTAATGTTATCGCTATACGTTTTATCAACAATTACTTTAGGCCATATTGTACAATTACTTGTATTACTAAAGATTTTTTCTGATACTGCAAATGCTTCATCAAAATCATCTGGTAGTAACATCATATTAATTATTGTTGTAATTTTAGATTCGTTTATTACTTCTATAAAATGATCTGGGTCTGCGTATGCTTTATGATAACTTAACATCATAGCATCTGTAAAAGGAGCAATACGTTTAAAGTACTCTGCACTTTGACTGCCGTTAGATACAAATGTAAATTTGTGTCCTTGCTCTTTAACACACTCAGCCATGTCTATAAAATGTTTCCAGTATGTAGGTTCTCCGCCACTAATTCTAAAGCAAATAGTTTTATCTTTTTGTTTAAAGTTTTGTATAAATCGTTCTACTGTTGACCACAAAGGTTGTCCTGTACTTCCGTTATGTAATATGTCTGGACAATATTCACAACGATAGTTACACTTATTAGAAAGTGTCCAACTGACTAGAAACCAGTCTTTTTTTGTAGGATCTTTGTAGCCTAACCTCATTCGCTCATACTATGTTTAATGATCAAATCGTGTGTGCGTTCATTTAATTTTACAGTTAATATTAATGCGTGTAAATCATTTGAAAAGCTAAACACACTATGATCAAGTTGAAAGTTAATAAAATATAAAAAGCCTGGGTCAGGATAGAAAGGTTTTCCATCTAACATATGAACAAAGTTCTCTGGCTTACAACTTCCAAACACACATAGTAATCTAAAGTATTCCGGGTCAGGACCTGGGAAGTCTCTGTGTGGTGGAAAGAATCCACCTTGATCTACTCTTAATAAATGTACTCTACCTATATCAGGTGCAAATACATCTACAAGTTTTGCTAGATCTGGAATTTCTTTATACACTTCTGTTGGAGTAGTAAAGTTTTCTTCCTTCATCTCAACGTCATGGTAACGTTGCATATAGCCGAAGCTGTTTAAGTGATAGTTGTCCATTACATCGCCTGAATGACTAGTAATAGGTAATCCCCATCTGTTGTTTACTGTATCCTTCTTTACGTTGTAAGGACACCAGTTGTCTGCGAACTTGTCTTTTAATTGACGTTCGACAAGGTATGGATCTATCTTTAATTTAAGTTTTACTGTATCACCTAAATTAGTAAGACTGTTCCATAACATAGCTCTATTCATGTCCATTTATAAATTCTCCTAATTCTTTAAAAGTTTTGGTGTAATCTAACCCTCTAGTTTTATCGGTTACGGCCAAATACTCACGCAAAGCAGGTAGCTTATGACTCCAATCTTCTTGCATCATGTATTTAATCAGCCCTAACCATCTATCTCTGCCATATGGATTGTTACAAAATTCAAAATTAAACTTTTGTCTATCCACAAATGTTGTTATCTTATCTTTAACCCACAATTTTGCAGGTTCTGGTAACACTCTTACATTTAAGTAAGATGGCAAGTAAACTAAATGTGTTCCTATTATACCACCGCCGAACATTGATGGATTAATTTTACTAAATCCTTGATCCATTTTCCATTCAGCTAGTTCATCGATATAACCTGCGTTTAGTAATTGTACTGCACAGGCAATATTAATAACTGTATTATCCTTTGTATTCTCGTCTAGTCTTTTTAAATTCTTTGTTATAGTTTCCCACTTACTAGGATAACGAATATAGTCATTACGTTCACCAATAGCATCTATACTAAAGTTAAAACGTACTTCTTTAAAATGTCTCCATAAGTCAAACAACTTATCTGGTAGTTCTACTCCATTTGAGTTGTATCTTAAATTACAATCTTTTGCATATCCTTCTTCAACCATAAACTCTAATATTTTATAATGCTCTGGTATTAGTAATGGCTCGCCACCTGCAAAATATAATTCTTGTATATTAAATGCTTGGTGTTTCATAGAATCTATAAACGATCCTTTTTTGTACCAAGTATAATCATATTGATCGTCCCAACCTTGGTCAGCAATTAAGTCTTTATTTTTATACTGCGGAGTTTGTATTTTCCATTCTTTAATCCAACTTGAACTATCGTGTGGGCTACACATTATACATTTAAGTTGACATAAGTTACCTAAACGTAAATCAAAGTAAGGAATGTCTACAGGTAAACTACCATCGTCTTTTGTACTAGCAATAAGTTTATCAAAGTCTACACGTTCTTGCCATTCTCTTGTTTCCCATTTACGTTTACTCATCATACCTTTTGCTTCTTCATTAAAACATTTTACGCAACTAGCAGGTATTTCGTTATTAAGCATTTGAAGTCTAGTTCTTCTCATATGTTCGCTGTTCCATACTTCTTCTATTGTATGGTCACGTAGGTTCATAGCAATACCATCTTTCTTAACAAGTCCTGCTGTTTTTACATCTGATAAGTCATCTAGTATACCTGCACCACTGGCATTGGCAGTACAACAAACTCTAACATCTCCGTTAGGTCGTGTTGCTAAATGTAACCAGGGTAATGGGCAAAATGTTTTATTCATGTTATTTGTTTACCTACAAGCTCTCCTAACTTTTTATAATCAAGCATTTTTCCTGTAAGTTTATACTCTTTCATATTTTCATAATTAATTGCTTCTAACGTAATACAGTCTCCTGTAATTTGTGCAAGTACACCTACGGCACTATGACAGTTACCATCTAATACTTTCATTACAGTGAGTTCTGCCATTGCACAATAAAACGTTTCTAAATGATTTATTTGTCTTATTAAAGCTGTATATGGACTCATTGTACGTGTTTGCATAGCAATAACTCCTTGTCCAACAGCTGGTAACATTTTATCAAAGCCAAACGTATGTGAAATATGGTCTATTAATCCTAATACTTCTACTCCGGCTCTTGCTAAAACAACTGCATCATATTCACCGTCTTTTACTTTTCTAATTCTTGTTGGTACGTTACCTCTAATATGTTTTACTTCTAATGATTCATCTATTAAAGTAAGCTGTTCTAATCTTCTTGGAGATCCTGTTCCTACTACTGCACCAGGATGTAAACTTCCTACTACACACTCTCTAGGATCATTACGTTTTAAAACACCTGCAATAATTAATTCCTTTGGCATTATAGTTGGCAAGTCTTTAAAACTATGTACTGCTACATCAATTGATCCAGCTTCTAATTCATCTTCTATTTTTTTACAAAATACTCCTTTGCCTCCAATGTCAGCTATAACAGATTCCTTATGAATGTCGCCGTCTGATTTAATAGGTACAATAGTTACTTTACAATCCAACTGTTCAAGTTTTTTTGTAACACTTTCAGCATATAATAATGCTAACTCACTACCTCTGCAACCTATTCGTACGTTCATTTGTCCTTCCGTCCTATAATCATAAATCTTGTATACTTTTCTAACTTTAATTCAGCTTCGTCTGTAATACGTAATTTAGATCTTGTTTTAAACTGTTGTAAATCTTCACAGCAATTAATATGTTCTGGGTGATCAAAGTAATTGTTACTTTGTAAAATAATTTGACATCCTTCTGGAACATTTTCTAACCATTGATTATATTGATCACGTGTAATATGTTCGCAACTTGTATTAATAATAAAGTATGGATGTCTAGTATATTCATAAGTTACCATATCGGCAGTTACAGCTTCAAATCTACCTTCTATCTCTTGACGTTTATTCATTGTTGTTGCTATCTCTTTACATTTAGGATCAATGTCAACACTTGTAATATGTTTTATACCTAACTCACTATTAAAAATCATACTTGATAGTAATCCATTCCAGCCGCCAAAGATAACAACTTCAGCATTTCTAATTTGCTTATGTTTTTCTAATGCGTCTATTAAGAATAGTTTAGATTGGATTTGTCCGCCCCAGAAACTTTCAAGAGTTCGGTCCCTATCTTCGCTATTGCGAATTGCGTCCATCCAAAATTTAATATCTTCAATCTCTATTTTCATTCCAAGCCTCAGGGCATATACTTTTCATTGCATCTACAATTTCTGTTGTCACGTTTCTACGCACCTTTTCGTTATATTCTAGTGTTTCTTTTAACAAGGATAAATCTACATTTTCTTGTTGAGCAGAATGTATTATTGCCTTAATATCTTTAGGAAAACAATGCCCACCAAAGCCACGTTCTCCTGTAACTTCAGTATGACTCGCTCCTATACGTGTATCTGCTCCTACACCTTTAGCAACTGCTTCATAGTCAATACCAACTGCTTTGCATAAATCGTATATTTGATTAAAGAAAGCAACTTTATTTGCTAAAAAGCTATTTCTAAAGTATTTAATCAGAATTAATTGGCGTGGATCTGCTAACATAAAGCTAGTACCACTGCCTAATGTAGTAGCAAACACTTTTTGCCAGAACTCTGTATTACCACCACCTAAAAATAAGTCTTTTGTGTTTAATAAGTCTTCTACTGATGTTGCATTACGTAAAAACTCTGGACTAAATGTAATTTCCTTCTGTGGAAATGCGTCTATAATTGTTTCCCAGCCTTCTAAACTAATTGTACTTTTAATTAATATAGGGACATCTGGTGATTTTTCAATGCATTCATATACACTATTAACACTACACGCACCATTCTCAAAAGAAGGTGTTGCTGTGCATATAATTACTGCATCAGTATCACTACTAAAACTTTTATGTCCTTTATATGGATCATATATTTCAACATCAACGAAACTTCCTAATAATTGTTCGTGTGCTTGACCTACTGCTCCATATCCTGCTATTGTTATCTTCATCTTTTCCTCGTTATTTTCTTTAGTAGCCATGTAGCAAACGCCATAATGGCCGCAACTAAGACTCCTATTCCTATTTTCATTTCTTCTCCACAAATTGTTCACGTAACTTATCAAAGCTACCACATTGTTTTGAACATTCTTTTAATCCACAAGTTGTCCATTGACTGCTTATTAAGTCAAAGAACCCACTATCAAATATTTCTTTTAAACTTTCGTCGTGTAAGTTAGGAAACCTTTTAACTTTCATCATATAATCCATCTTACTTGGAAACAGTTGAGGCATCCATTTTAAATCTAACCAACAGCAAGGAGCAACATCACCACCTGCACTAATATATAACATATGATCTTCAACTGCTTTACAATTAATCTTTGGTAATTTTTCTTCTCTGGCCGCTTCAGCTGGTGCTATCATTTCTAAACTTTTATCTGACGGATATAACGTATCAACTTTATTCCATTTTTCATCTATAACATCAAACTTTCCATCTCTAAAACGTGTTGTATGTTTTACTTGAAATTCTTTAAAGCCTAATTCTTTAGATAATGCACGACAGTCTTCAAGTTGATGTTGATTGTGTTGAAAGACTAACATATCCCAACGTGCTTCTCCGCCAGCTTCAATAAATGTTTTTGCATTTTCTATAATTTTATCCCAATTGGTGTTTACTCTATATCTAGAATGTGTATCTGCTAATCCGTCAATACCAAATGCCGCTACAACTTTTATTTTTGCAAGTTCTCTCCACCATTGTGCTACACGACCACTTCCGTTAGTGTGCATTGTTAAACCCATTGTTTCATTATTTCTTCTTAAGTATTGATATATTTCTAATGTATCTTTTGCTACAATAGGATCGCCTAGGTTACCACACATATTTAGGTGCCATAGTTGTTTTATAAATTCAGGACTAAACCATTTTTTAAATAATTCTATATCAACTTCTGCCAAAGTAATAGAGTCAAGTAGAGGACCACCATGCACACGTCTAGCACACATAGGACATTTCGCTTGGCATTTAGAAGTAACTTCTAAGTGTATCGATTTTATGTCTTCTAACTTATACATTCTTTTCCTTTGGTATCTTACTATCTGCACTACTAACACACGTTGGAGTTATGCAAGGCATTGGTGCTTTAAATAGTTCAAAGCCTTCGTCTAACGTTCCTAAAGGTTCATCATGACAACTATAACTACGTTTTACTTCACCGCCTGGTTCACGTATAATACAGCTTTGATATCCTGACCAACAATTCCAACCTTTAAACTTATTAAAGCCATAAGCATTTAATCTTTCAGCTTGGTCAATCCAATACTCTACTCCATCATCGTCTTTGAGTACGATTTGAGGTTCATCTTGATTGTTTTCATTTTGGAGTATTTCTTTTTGTTTAGCCGTATAGCCAGACACCACAAAACTAGCAGTAGGATCGGACTGAGGTTTAAGAGTGACATGAAGACCAAGGTCACTAAATCTTTTACTTCTATCATAATATTCCTTCCATAACTTTGGTACCATAACTTGATTAATAGTTACTAGTACTCCATTATCTTGCAGATATAAAAGTTTATCTGCAAACTCTTCTTCATTGGCAAATTCGGCATGAAAACTCGCAGTAATACTTCTTCTATGAAGTACATCTGTTGCATCAAGCCAGCGTTTCCACCAACGCTTACTCGGGCTACAATTAGTTGTCATATGAATACTAAGGTATTTGCTTTGTATATCATTAGCATAATGTTCAATTAGCTGTAACAACTTCTTATATGCTGTAGGTTCACCGCCACTAAAACTAAAATGAAAATCATTAAAGCCGTTTTCTCTTGCTTGTCTTTTTATTTCATCTATATTTTTAGTATATACTTCTAATGGTCTGTGATCTAAAATTTTACTTCTAGCATAAGGCCAACAATAACTGCAATCGTAGTTACAAAAACGTCCAAGGATCCAGGACACAGAAAATACTTTGTTTTCTAACATATTTTTTTGTCCTAGTTTTACAACCTTGTTAAATGGAATCATTCATTTCCTCCATTTCAAACTGTCGTAGTAACCAATCGAAGTCATTTATTAACCCCAGATCCACCCCGTCAGAAAGGCCAAACCGCATACCAGCATTAGCACCTCGAATCGCAAACTCACAAAATCTTCCATTAGCTTTAGTAGTCCATACTTTGAGTCTTTCATTTGTTTCTCCTTCTTCTTGTCTATCTATAACTTTGCTACTTAATTTTGCACATTCTCTAAAAGCACTTTTCCAAGTGCTAAAAGGATCTGAATTGAAACTAGTAACATTACTCACGAATGGCATAGCCTTAAACCTATCAGATATACTTGTAGTCATATCAGGACTACTAACATCTACGTTCATAGTGAGTCGTCGTGGTAGGAGTTTAACACCACCATAACCGTAAATGAGATTGTTGATAGGATTTCGGCTACGCCAAACATGGACACAATCTAAATCATATTCATTTACTTTATGATCTAAATTGAATTCTGGTAATAAATCTGCATCGCCATCGATAACCCAAAACATTTTTGTTGAACATTTCTTCGCGGCGGCAATGTGAGCTTGATGTATTCCTTTAACACCATGTATTCTTTTAGTATTAGGATAACGTTCTAGTAAACGTTTATATCTTTCATCAGCATCAGGTTCATTATAACTTATAAAAACTACATCATACATAAGGGTCTAGCTCGTGTGCCAGTTGCTCCTGTAAAGTTCTATCCGGGTGACAGTTATCAGGAAACAATGGGCTCTCCTCCATAATTTTAATTACTGCTTCGTAATCATCAACTATGGCTTTAAATTCGTTTTCAGGTCCTTGCGGTATGTTAGGTATATTAAGTTCTGGTTTTTGTCTTTGGAACAAACGCAAACTTTCCGCGGCACTTTCCGTTAAGTCTGGTCTACGTCTTCTAATATTATCTACAGTCTGCCAACTACTAAACATTGGTACAGGTCTTTTAATAATATTGGCCATCCAGTCTTTATGAATATGTTTTACAAACGTATGATGTTCTTTTAATTCTACTTTAGTCCAACCTTCTATGATTATCCAAGGTATGTTAGTTTCTTCATATATTTTTTGAGCACCATCTAATGCGTGTTGTAATAATCCGTCATTTATTTCTTTTATTGTTTTTGCGTTTTGCACAAGATTATTTGTAGCTTCGTAGTATTTGTCTAAATCATATAGTCCTGCTTCATCTGATAATTTGTTTAAATCTCTACAAGGTTCAGTGATCATCCATACAATACAATCAGGATTGTAAAATGTAGGACTTGTAAAGCAAGGTGCTAGTCCTAGTGCTTCTTCTACTTTGTATAATGCTTGAAAGTTACCACAGCCACCAAACGCATAATTAACTGTTGCGTGACCTTTTTGATCTAAGTAATAACCAAAGCCTGGCCATACAACTTGAAAAGGTTTAGGGTGTTGAGTTTCTAAATACTTGTCTTTGTTCCAAGGACGAAACACTTCTGGGTGGTCAGGATTTGCACAACTAGGTCCTGGTATTATTGTACCCCATTCTCCTAGTGCGTTACTATCACCTGCTATTAATATTTTGCTCATCTAGTGTTACCGTAATAAATTACCTTATTAGGTCCTTTATAAGTTCTCCATGGATCAAATACAGTAACGCCTTCAGGGGTCCAATCGTTTTCGTGTACTAATACGTATATGTGTGGTTTCTCTGTTACAATATAACCACCATGTTGTTTTACATAATGTTGAACTAATAAACTATAACTTCCGTCAACATATTTTACTCCCGGCTTATAACTGTCGCTACTAAACCTAATTCTATTTCCATACTTTAACATTTCAATAGCCATGTTTTCAGCTTGTTTTTCTCTTGCATTCATTACAGCGTCAAATATGTCGTAACCTAATCCAAGTTCTTTTGCCATGTATCGTAACGCAATATTGTCACGTGGGTGACAAGCACCTCCATCTCCCATTCCTGCTTTCATATAAGCACGACTAATAATTCTTTGTGTTGATTCTGCAAGTGCTTTAGTAACTACATCAACATTAATGTTACCTTGCTTTTGTGCTACGTCCTGCATCATATTAACAAGACCAATCTTTGTACTAATAAATGTATTATAGAAAACTTTAATACACTCGCACTCGTCCCAAGTACCTACTTCATAACGTGGATTATTTTCCATACACGTTTCATAAAAGTCTTTAAGTTGTTTTGCATCACCTGTTAGTGAACCGTCTTCAGTTCCAATCATAACCATCTCTGGATT